TTATGAATTTAATTCAATATACATACGCTTCAATATCTTCTTTTCAAGTCTGCTGACCTGAACCTGACTTATGCCAAGTTTGTCCGCTATCTGCGTCTGCGTCATTTCCTTAAAATATCTGTACTCAATTATCTTTTTCTCCCTGCCTTTTAATTTTTTTATAAGATTGTCGATAAGTATATGATTTATAACTTTTTCCTTTTCTCTGTCACTTACTGTTTCTTTTGCCACAATCTGGTCTACAAGCATAACCTCCCTGCCATCATCCCTGTAAACGCTCTTATAAATAGAATCAATCTCCGAATTTGCATCAAGTGCAAGTACAATATCCTCCTCCGTTATCTCCGTTGCAGCAGCAATCTCGCTTATCTTTGCATTTCTGCCTTTTTCATAGCTTATCTTTTCTGCCGCTTTTTTTATCTTCCAGCCATTTTCCCGCAATGTCCTGCTGACCTTAATCATCCCATCATCCCGCAAAAACCTCTTTATCTCGCCCATTATCATCGGCATGGCGTGTAGTATGTGCTAAAAATTCTTTAATTGTATTTCAATATCTCCATTGACAATTATTATCTTGTCAATTATACTTTTAAGTATCATATTTTTATTTCTTTTGTCGATGTTGTCCCAAACATCGGCAATTTTTTTGATGTTCTCATAAGCAACACTTTTCTTTTTATTTGCTTCTTTACTTGATAATTCAGTTTCAAGTTGTTCTTTTAAACTGCTGATAGTATCATCTGACTGTTTTATCATATCCAAAACATCGTCATTTCCATCTGCATAAAGATTAAAAAGCCTTTTGCGGCGGTTTTCTTCTTTCTTAATTTGTGACTGTATTATCTCAATTTTGCTTTGCTTTGCGACTGGCTTTTGTGATGATAAATTTAAAGATATTTTCATTATCTCAGCTTCGACTTGCTTTTCAATGTTGGCAGCCCATTCTATTGAATTATCGCAATCTTTATTATAATTCGGCAAATAAAATAAATCTTTGTTTCGTGAGCAACAGTAAATTTTTTTAGGTGCATCAGATTCACTTCCCCATTTTTGATAACGCATTTTACAGCCACACACACCGCAATAGCATAAACCTGTCAATAAATTTGGTTCTTTGTTAAGGCTAACTGTTTTCTTTTTTCTTCTGTTTTTTCTTACTTCCTGTGCAAGCTGAAATCTATCTTTATCAAAAATAGGCTCATGCAAACCTTGATATAAATTGCCTTTATATGGTATCATGCCGACATTCACTGGACTTGTCAAAATCATTTTAACAGTATGCTCATGTTTGAAATTAAGCATTTTTTTGATTGCAGCATCCGAATAGCCGTCAATAAACAAATCTAATGCTTGATTTGCTTGCTTTTTTCTTTCGGGAATGGCTACTAAAATTCCTTTTTCCTTATCATAGTTATAACAATAAGGAGTGTTGCCACCGCCCATCCAGTACCCTTGCTTCACTCTTTCCAACATACCGCCACGCATACGCAACATCATTGTGTTTTTATCAAGCTGTGCAAAAACTGCCATCATCTGAGTATATGCTTGTTCCATCGGACTGTCGTAGCTTATACTGTCATGCACGCATTTAAACAAGATGTTATTTGCTTGAAACACTCGTTCAATGATATATATTCCGTCAACCATGCTTCGTGACAATCTATCTAATTTAAAAGTAACTACACATTTTATCCTTTTTGCAACACAATCACTAATAAGCCTTTGTAACTCAGGTCTATCCATGTTTGCTCCTGTGTAGCCATCATCAATGTAGTAATCTGTAATTATATACTCATTTTTCTTACAGTAATTCTCAATGTCTCTTTTTTGACTTTCAAGACCGTTGCCCTCTTCTACCTGCTTTTCTGTTGATACTCTCATATACGCAACACATTCCATCTTAAATCCCCCTTTATATAAAAAGAATGTGCCGTATTTATCGTACTTTACGACACATTCTAACCTCTTTTTGCTATAATGTCAATCAAGGCATGATGATATGACTTTCACAACATCAGCAGAAAGTTTTATATCCTCTGCTTTTACTTCTTTACCACCTACAGTTATCTTTACCATTTAAACCCTCCAATTTGCCAATCTTGTTTTTAATTTTTATTACTTTTCTATTAACAGTACGCTCACATATCATTATATGTTCCGCAATTTCGATTATGCTTTTTCCTCTTGAAAGTAATTTAAATATATCTTCTTCTTCCTCTGTAAAGTTGGCGTTTTCTAAAATAATATCAAGCTCCGGCTTAGTAAGTTCTGAAAACTTCATAAGCCAATCTCCTATATCTCTATTTTGGGTACTGCATCAAGCAAACAGTCTTTACACAGCTGCTCTCCGTCATATCCGTACAATTCTTCTACATCTTCACCACAACAATCGCATATAAGTTGAGGTATATTATGTTTCGGGCAACTATCCCCAAGGCAACCTATTTCGTTGGGGCAGTCAACGCATTCACTTTCAAATTTTATCATCTTGCTTACCTCCAAATAATAGATTGTTATTCCTTTTCCATACATCTGTATTTCTAAATTTAGGTAAACAGCTTACAGCTTTTGTTGCACACTTTACGCACAACTTCCCGTCTCTATCAAGGGGGTTTCCACAGCGATAGCAAAGTCCGTAAGCTGGTCTTTCACTTCTTGTTATGCCTACTTTTTCTTGCTGTTTTCGTATTTCTCTGCCTTTCTTGCGTCTTTTCTCGAGACATTCTTCACAATGTATATGTCCCTCTGCACGCTGTCTTATTTTACACATTACGCAAAGATTTTGCTCATCATAACGCTGTCTTGCTTTTTGATAAACTTGTTTATTGTACGCCTCTTTGCTACCAGCTGTTTTTATTGCGTGTTTAGCGTTTATTTTTTCGGCATACGCTAAACACTCAGGACAAGTTTTTTCACTGCCAAACAATTTGTTTTTGCCACATTTTGGACATAGTCCCAGCGTTTTGAAAAACTCTCTATCTTCTCGATATTTATTTTTCTTTTTTTCGGCACATTCCTTGCATAGAGTTTTGTTTGTCATTGCAGGTTTACCGCACTTGGTACATAAGCTATGTTCTTTTCTTTGACGATAACGCTCTTTAAGCCACTTCTTTTTATTTTCACTATACATAATTTTATGGAGTAAAACCGGTTTTTACTGTGCACAAAACTCTTACTCCTTTCTTAGTTAGTCTACAATCTCATACTTATCTTCGTGAAATTCTCTATCTCCTTTACAAATTCCTCTATGCTCATGAACTGTGAAAGATAAACTTCCGGCTTGTTTCATGTAACTTAGCTTTTCCCCTGTCAGCTCACATTTGTGTTTACGTTCGTTTAAATATTTGCATGTTCCGTTACAATACATATCTTTATCCTCTCCTATTCCGCTTCTGATTGAAGCCATTTTAAACATCTTTCTAAATCACAATATTCTTCATGGCACCCATAACAATGTTCGTTGCATGAGGTATTAAATTCACATTGGCTTGTTAGACCTGATAAGAAGTCTGCTATTTCTTCATCCGACATATTCCTTATCATGTCGGCATTGGTGTGGCTGTCACTTTCCACAATTTCAAAATATGTATCAATGTAACCTAATACAATTTTTAAGTCGTAAGAACTATATCCGATAGAATAATCCTTTTCACCAACCTGTCTGTACTTCAATTCGTAATAAGGCTTGCTGTCTATCATTCGCACGATTATTTCTAAGCTATTTACCTTAACCATATTTGCATTCTCTTTTCTACTATCACATCTGCAACAAGGCTCATTATCTCTTGAATTGCTGTTGTGCTGGCAGTTACAAGAAATCTTTTCTTCACTATCATCAAATGCCTTTAAAAACATTTCAGCAATTTCTTTCTCGTATCTACCACACATGACACCTCTGCAATCCACATCTGTGATAACCCTTGAAAAGAAATCTTTGAATTTGTCAGCAATATAATCTCCTGTGAAATCTTTAGGTATGTCAATTACTACTTTCATTTTCTCCACCTCCAAACTCTTTAACTCTTGGTTCATATGGTTTAGGCAACTTCATCCATGCAGTAACCCTGTCTGTAATTTCTGAATAGGAATAGTGTTCAAAGTAATCACACACTTCATACCAGCCTTGTGGAATCCAATATGAATCATCTTCTTCTGAATATTCCCAATCGTTAGGAATACCATCGTCCATATTCCAAGCCATATCATCAATAGTACAGTGATGATATGGGAAGTACACTGCCTTAATCACTCTCCTATAAAGTTTTCCACCATATCCTATATGCTCTACTGTTACTAAAACTTCATCTGAACAATTTTTATTCTTACATTTGGGTACTGTATTTTTATTCCATTGTGCCATTTTCTCCACCTCTCAATTCATCATAAATCCTCTTATTTGCGTAGTTTGTAATTTCTACAGGATTTATTATTTTTTTACACTCAGGACAAATTGGATATAAATCTTTTCGATAATTACTGTCCATATTTTTAAATACAGCATTTTTTATTCTCCTGTGAAACTCTTTATCTGCCATTTCTGAATACACTTTTATTTTTTCAAGTGCTTTTCCCTGATATTCTGTAAATTTATCTTCATAACAGCAAAGCGTTACTAATGCTTCAAAAGCATCTATTACAGCACCACAGTCTGTGCAAGTTACAATTCTATTTACGACATCAAGCTCATAATGTGGCGGATTGCATTTGCAAAGTTTACTTCTTCCTTTTTCGATTTTCAAAAATTCAAATGAAACAATATTGTTGTTAGCCGTTTTCAATTCTTTCACCTCTCAATTCTTCGAAATAGAATTTTACATCGTCAGACACATACTTAACGATTCCAAACCGCTCCGCCACTTGATAAGGTATGCTGTCACGCATAAGCCTTTTATGTATTTCTGAAAGATACTTTCGAAATCCCTCGACATCTAAAGTGGCTTTATAGTGGTTGCAGCTCCTACAAGCTGGCATGTAATTTGAAATGTCGTCTGCTCCACCTATCCTAAGCGGTGTTGCATGGTCTACCTGCATATCTTTGTAAGCTATTTCTGTACCACAGTAAGCACAATGTCCGTTATACATGAGATATACAGATTGTCTCACTTTTTTAGGTATTGCTTTTCTTTTATTCATTTTTTCAGTTCCTTTCTTATCTCAATTCTTTCAGCTTTTCTTCTGCTGCGGATTGTGCTAATTCCATACCGGCAAGGCATCCGTTAGCATATGCATTCTCGTAACATCTATCTATAGCTAAATAAAATTCATCACAAAACAATTCTGTAAGAGGACATTCTGAACACTTATAATTCTCGTGGTAGCATGTAGACTTTATATGAACACATTCTCTATATCCTGTCGTGTCATCTTTTGCCGG